TTGCTGCCGTCCTCGCTTGGCAACAGGTCGCAAGACCATGCGTCGTGACCGAGGGCGGCAAAAGCGCGGCGCATGACCCCCGAGGTCTCACAGCCGATCAGGACTGATAGGGCGGTCATTCTGTGCCACCTAATGCCAGCTCGCCCCCGCAAGCGAGGTATCCAATGCCGTCGAGCCAGTTGCCTGGATTGCTTGGGTTTGCCTTGAGGCGCGCGCATTTCATAAGGTTCATCATGATCGCGACATCGGCAGAAGTGATTGCGCGATCGAGATGGGCAGACCAATAGGCTGCAATCAGGCCAAAGGTATCCTCAGGCTCGCCGTGTGTGGCGTTGCGGTCGCGGGTCACCAATTCCTTGGCAGTATCGAGTAGTTGCGCGCGTTTCACTCCAGATCCTCCGGGAAGCAGACAGGGCAGGGCACATAGGCGAGGAAATTGAAATCCTCGGCCCCGTGGCCAAGGCAGGTGCGGCAGTCCGGATCGGTCATCCTGTGGCCTCCTGAAAAGCGGCAATTGCGATCCGGATATTCTCCCATTTTTCGGCAGCATCATCGCCAAAATCGACGGCGATATCCTCTCGGGTCATGGGGGTGTGTTTTGCATTTATCATGATCGAAATCCTTCGACTTTCGTCCGGATCAACTGCCTCGCGCAATGCTACCCGCGCCTTGGCCTGGCGAAGAATGTTTCGGTAAGGTTCTGCTATGCCGTTCATTTCTTCACCTCGTAAGCTGCGTGCTGAAGCTTCGCGATCGCCATGACTGTCGGCCTCAGCTCCGGCGGGGCGGCATCATAGGCGAGGCGCTTCTTGTGCCGGCCGCCGTTCAGTCTCGACAGGACACCCCGTGGGACAGCTTCCCAGTTGCTCGGATCAGTGTTGGTCTTGTCCCCATCCAGGCATTTGAGAGCATAGCCTTCCGGGATTGGGCCGTTCTCTTTTTCCCAAAGCCAGCGATGCTTGTGAACGGGCCGGGTGGCCGCACCTGTCCATGGATTGGTCTCGGCCACGATCATCACGACATAGCCGTCTTTGCTGTCGATGCGCTCATGGCCTGCACCTTTGTGGTTGTGGGGGAGCTGCCCTGGTCTGAAACGCGTGGCGGCGCTGTTTGCGTTGTAGGGCATCGTCTTACCCTTGTTCTCAGGGGTGCGACCCTTTGCGTATCGCCCGTTTCGTCCGGTAAACCAGCCTTTGCGTTTGCACAGACTGTTGAGGTTCGTCAGCGACACATCGTTGCGATCGAACCGGGCGCAGAATTCGGCATGCATATCGCGCCGGTTCTTTTGCGCATGGACTTCAACCCACGCAATTTCATCCGGCGAATATGGAATAGCGCGGCCCTTCATGGTTCGCTCTTTCCGATTTTCGGCAACATCGGCATGATCGCGTCCCCATGCTCAGCGAAGAGCTTTGCTGCTTTCAGTTGCAGATTGGCGGTGTTGATTACCTGATCCGCCAGGGTGACGATCGCACCCGCCCGCTTCACTTCCTGATCAATCTGATCGGCGCTGAGATCTTCATCTGCCAGGCGCTCGAGCTGAGCAAAGAGGTGGTTGTTCAGATCGCCGAGTTTGTTTTTCATTTCGGATCCTCAATCTTTTCCGCCGATCACGGCTTGCTGTTTTCAACGCGCCGGTATTCGACACATTCAGTGAAGGTGGTTGGGACAAGCACTTTACCCACGGGCAACAGCAGTGTTTGCGCGACGGTATCGCTGCACTCCCATATGCTTTTGGGCAGGGCGAAGGAGTCGGGCGTTTCGCCCGCGATAGCGGCAATGATGACGCTGATGAGGATTAGTGCCGCAGCCGCAGATGCGGCGCACAAAAAGCCCATGGTGAGCCGTTCAAGCATATCCCTCAGAGTTCCTCTGGAAAGCAGATATGGCAGGCGACGGAGGCCGCTTCGGCATACTCCTCGTGCCCCGATCCTGCACAGACCCGACAATCCGGATCCGGCCCAAGCTGCCCACTGATCTGGCGGATGGCCTCTTGCGTGGTGTGAGCAACGCCGCCGGAGCCAGTGGCTTCATGCGACCAGGTGATGGCTCCGCTTGGATGATCGCTTTGGATCAGGGTAATGCCGCGATGGTTGAGGGGATTAGTCATTCGGTATCCTTCCGGCAATCGGGATGCCGGCCCGCGCGGGGCCGGTCACCGGATTGTCAGTTTGCGCCGATCTCGGGGATGCCCATCAGCAGCGGGACATCGGTCTCTTGCTGGGCCTGGCTCATTGCCTCTCGGGCGGCGTCGCGCAGTGCCGCATCGGGATTGTAGATCGAGACGATAAACTTCACGTCCGACCCGGCCTTGCGATAGCGGAAGCGCACGGCGAGGCGGTAGAGCGCGCCCTCCTCGAAGACCGGGATCGCAATCATGAAGAGGTTCGGCAGGGTCAAGGGCGTCCCGTCCGGGCTGCGGTGCTCGGTGAGGAATTGAACCTGAGCTTCCCCGGTGTCGCGGTTGGTTTTGACCTCGATGTGCCCGACCTCGTGGATCTTGAGCTCGCGCGACAAAAGGTTGATTGCCGCATACTGGCCAAAGCGGCCTTGGATTTTAGCGGCGGTGTCAATCATCCGCTGCTCCCAATCCGCGACCTGTTCTCCCGGCTGGCCGAGCAGGGCCGGGGTGGGGTCAAGAAAGTCCTCTGCGTTTGCCTCGATGAATTCTCCGAAGACGTCTTTGTCGAGGGACTTGCCGTCAATCGCGGCCCAACGCTTCCACTGATCCGAGACCGGGAAGGCATAGGTGGCGCGGTGGCGGCCATAGTGGGCCTTGGGGTCACCGTGGATCGGATCGATCACTTGGCTACCCTCGGCGTGGTAGTCGATGACGGAGGTCAGCTTGGGTTCCGGGTGGATTTGGCCGAAGAGCACGGTCTCATCACCTTTGAAGCGATTGGTCCATGCGATGAGGCTCTGCAGATCCGCCAGCACAGCCTTGCCGGTGCGCTGATGCGGTTGCAGGGCCTGAGCTGCGGCGCGGTGGGTTTCGGTCAGGTCCTTGACTGTCAGCCCGTCGGGTACGGCGACCAGGAAGGGGCTCTGCGGATTTTCTGCGCTCGGACGGCTGATCTCTTGGATCTCTGCAAGACGGGGCATTTCCTCCAGCAGGGTTTCGGCAATGTTTTTCGGGGTGTCCGTCATAGGATTTTCCTTTTACTCGGCGGCGCGCAGCTCGCGGCGGCCGTCACCGGCGTCGCGGATTTCCATGCGGGATTGCGCAGGGTTGTGGGTGGTGATGCCGCCATCGCCGGTCATCCACGCCACGGCCTTGCGTTTGGGCGGCTTGGGGCCGATGATTTTGTCGTCGATGACCATTTCCGTTGCGCCGAAGGGGTCGACCTTGATGTCGAAGGTCAGGGTGATCTTGCCCTTGGCAGTGGTCGAGTATTGCTGCGCAAAGCTGCGCATTTCGACGTTGTTGGCCTCGATCCGCGATAGCAGGTCGGGCAGATAGTCACCCGCATCGGCAAGAGACAGCATCTGGTCAAGGCTGCGCATCTGGGGGCTGCTTGACATCGCTTAGGCCTCCTCATCCTGCTCAAGGCGCGCGCGGACAAAGCAGTCCTTGGCCTCGATCAGCTTGCGCATTCCTGCGGTCTTCTCCGGCCCTTCTGCCAGCGTGGCATCCAGTTCGCGGGCGAGCGCGTCGATGGGTTTGACCACGGCCTGCAGATGCGCGGGCAGGTGGTCATGGTGCAGCCATTTTAACAGGCGATTCATGCGGTTCTCCGCTGTGATGTGCCCGGAGCCGCCGGGCGCGGTTGGGTGAATCGATGCCCTCTCAGCCGCCGCCAGATTGCTGAGAGGGCTTCCTGCCGCGCCAACGCCGAACTGCGCGGCAGGAATTCTGATGGTCCTGCTCCGGTGTCAGCTGGTGATGATCACGGGCGCAGACCATTCGTGAGGGTCGCGATTGTCGAAAAAGCGCGCGAGCTCAGCCTCGGAAAGAATGACGAGCTGGTTGCTGCCGAAATTGGCGATCAGGTGAAAACGCACGGGCATCACCGATTCCCCGCGACCAGCGCCTCGATCGAGCGGGCCTCTGCCTCGAAGGCGGTCGGCGCGACGAAGCGCATCAGATCATCAGAGGTGAATGACGAGGTGAGAACGTGCCAGATCACCAGCACGATCACTGCTAGCGCGATGCCGCCGAGTGCCATCAGCAGATTGCTCGGTTCTTTTGCCAAGTCAAAACGGGAGATCGGCGCGGTGCGGTTCGCCGGGCGGGCTGCTCGCGGATTGCGCAGGGCCTCGACGCGGGCGATATCGCGAAGGTCAGCGCGGATCATGCCGCATCCTCCCGATCACGGTAAAATTCATGGGTGATCGTGGCGACGCTTTCGAGGTCGATGAAAATCAACCGATCACCGCGCTTGCCGTGCTTCACTATGAAAATTGGATCCGCGGATTTGAAAGCCTTGGCGAGATCGCCACAAATCGTGCCAGGAACATGATGAACCAGTTCTGTCACGCCGCATTTGAGCGTCAACCGCAGGAAACCATCCTGAGGTTCGCCCTCAAAGATCCTCTGGGCCAGACCGGCATGGGCCGCAGGCTGGGCTAAGTTATCATCGCTGAAGCCAGTATCGATCACCGTGATGTCGGCGCCGAATAGGGGATCACTAAACGCAGGATCGGTAATCTGCGCGACTGCATCAGCAGCGGACAGGACGGTGGGAATGTGCATGTGCAGGCTCCATCCGGAAAGGTCGGTATGGAGGCAAGATGCAGAGGACAGAAGTCCCTGTCAATGGTAAAGAGGACACAAGTCCCTTATTGACTGCTGTGACACTGATTCGTCGAAGCTGGACGATCGCCTTAACGGCGAGTTTCTTGTGAGGAAAATATTCCGGGTTGTGTAGGCCTTTGGGCGTTGCCTATTGTTCTGATATTGTTCCGCGGGGGTCGGTTATGGATGAGTCTGGTTGCTTGTTGAATCTAAGGTCTGCGCTTCAAGCAATTGTAGCTGATTGCTGTCCTGCTTCACGCGCTGCCCGCGTGCGGCGGCTAGCAGAATCTCCCGCTCTGCCTGGGACAATTGCCGCCACAGATCGGCGACTTCAGATCGAAGGCAGGCAGTATCGTCGCCAACCATCTCGTCAATCGTTAGCCCAAAGGCATGTGAAAGCTTGATGCAGTCGTCAACGCTTGTTGATGCTGGCAGGCCTTTCCGGGACCTCTGTAAGAACTTTTTAAACTGTTCGTAGCTGACGTGGGCAGCCTCGCATGCTGCCTTCAATGAAATACCAGTGGTATCGATGGCGTCGCTGAGCGCGACGTGAAATGGCTTTGTCATGGTGCTTTTGTACGCGCTGAGGGGATCGTAACGCTAGGCGACAGAAGTCCCTTGACAGTGAGGGGACAGTAGTCCCTTATGCGGGCATGACCAAGAATGACATCATCAGCGCAATTGAAAGCCTCTGCACGAAGATCGGAGTGGCTCCCGCAACGATAACGGGTAGAGCCGTAGGGAATAGCCGCCTTTACAGGCGCCTGAAGTCCGGCGGCGGTTGCACTGTAGATGTCGCGGAGCGTCTCATGACTTATATCGCTGCCGCTTCTTTCGACGCGGATAGCGCAAATACTGAACGCTGTCCTTCTTCGGTCAATGGATCCCCCGCCGCATCTGCGGCCCCAACCCAAGAGCAGCCTCATGATCAAACCTCAAAAGCGTAACTCGCTTTCACATCCTCGCATGCCGATCGGTCGCGTGTCTTATGCCAGCCCATTTGACGGGCGTGGCCGGTCTGCGATTGACCATCGCCGCAACCATGGTGCCGTCGGGCGGCTCGAGCCTGAGAACTTCCGCCGGCGCTGGTCTCTGCTGCTGATCTCGAACTTTGCCAGCCGCGAGATTTGCGCAGTTCATTTTGGCGTCACCTTCCAGACCTCGTGCAACTGGTTCGATGGTCTCTGCACGCCGACGGGCGACGTCGTCGATTTCGCGGCACAATCGCTGCCAAATTATCCTGAAATCATGTGGGGGAAATGATGGATCAGCCTGATTTGGTGCCCTTGATGGGTGCTTTCTTCGTACAAGCCTCTGAGGAAGTAGTTGTAATGAAATCCCAAGATCCCGCACCAGCAGAGCCGCTGATCTCGATGCATGACCCGGATTCGATCCAGCAGCATCCGGTTTCGGAGGGCGAGGCACAGGAGGTCTGCAATCAGTTCATCGGCCTAGGGGGCGCGCGCGGGTACACGATATGGACTGACTGTCTTCCGGCATGGTGGAGCCGCTTGCGTTCCGCACCTACACCGGATGAAAAGCTGACCTGTGAACGCATGATCAATGCCCTCAATCGAGCTGCTGGAATGCATCAAATGGAACGCGCTGCGCGACTCGCCGCGAGCAACCAACAGCGACGAACTGCGCAGCGGAACCAAGAGGCAGCTGCCAGAAAGGCTTCGGAAGAAGCTGCTGCTATCGATCGCTGGCGTTAGGAGGGTCTTCCAATGAAGTCCCCGAGAACGGTTTCCACCGTCGCTGCTTCCTCGTCAAATCCGTCGCCCGCGAAGTCGTCAGCAATGAAGCTTAGCCGTTCCTCCATTTCAGGTAGCAGATCTGGGTTTTGGGAGGCCGCCATCTTCATCATCTCGACGATGATTTCTTGCAGGGCGCTCACGCGGCGTGTGAGCAGTGCGATTTGTCGCGTCGGGTTGGCTTCGTTCACGGGGGTGCGCTTTCGTATACGAGTGATTCTCCGCGGCCATCGTGATCACGCATTCACTCGCCGTCAAACCGGGTTTTGCTGAAATGTTTGGCGTTCAGGTTCCACCGGGCAAGGCTAATGCGGGGTGTCAGCACCTGGCTGAAATCTTGTCGGGGATGTGTGGCCCGAGTGGATTTGTTCATCGCACGATCCCCGGAACCTGGGGCTGGCCCGGCCGAGAGGTGGCTGAAAGCCACCAGGGCAAAAATTCACCGAAGCCTGCCTCAGTCCGGTGACGCCTGCGGGGCGGTCTCTGCTCAGATCGCCCCGCTTTTTTATCAATTGTCGCAAAATGCGAGAGGGACAGGATATGCAGTTTCGTTCCACCGATCAGGTTCGGATTGGCGCACGCATAGCGGCCTTGACTGTGGCCTTTCAGGCCAAGGCGAGAGCGGTCGATCCGCGATCCCTGTCGCATGCGGTACATGAGGTCGATGCGGCCTTTGGCGCTGAGCATCATCTAACCATCGATTTGGCGGCCTTTGCAGCTTGCTATCCTGAGTTGCGCTATTTGCCCGATGCTTTGTGCGGGGCAGGTGAGCGGCTGATGGCGTCCGTTATGCGCGCCAGCTGGCCCGAGCGGACCACGCGAGCTGACATCGATGGGTGAGGTCATGAAGCTGTCTCTTGCAGATTACACCCTGATCCATGCGCTCGGCTTGATTTCCCGACCTGAGATTATCGCCAGTCAGCGTGCCGATCTGGAACTGCAGGTCGAGATCCTGCGGGCGGCGCTGCCGATGACCTCGAAAGGAAATCAGCAGCTGCAGCCACTGATTTCTGTCGCGGGGCGTATCGCGCGCGCAAAGCCACTGCGGCCAGGTAATTACGGATCACTTCATGATGAAGCATCCGTTGCGATGAACAGATGGGACAGGTTTCGGATGGCCGAGGCTTGGGACCGCATCCAGGGAGGATCCCGATGACCATGATTTCAACAACCGCGCTCCGCTCGTTGGCGCATATTTTACCTGAGGGGGCAACGTTGCTCGATATGGCGCGCGTTGCCAAGTGGGCCGTTGATGAGGTTGGTCCCCCGAGCATCATTTCGGCTCCGTTGCTGGAATGCCTGAGCTGTGCGCGCAAGGATGCGCCGACGATTGCGCAGGACGCTCCGGTTTCCATCGCGCCCGTCACGGTATTGGACCAGTCAGCCCCAATCGCCGAAGGTCTGGCTAAGCCTGAGCCCGCCCCCATCCACCCAGCGCCTGAAGCCGCCGCCAGCCCGAACGTTGCGCTGAACTGGTCTGTTGCCGAGGATTTGCAGCTGTTGCAGGCGATCCTTGTCAACAAGCAGACGTTGACGGATTTCGCCGCCTCGTCCGGGCGAACCGAAGCCGCCGCCAAATACCGCCTGCGCATCCTTGAGGGCAAGATCATCAAGCGCCCCATTCCGGAACATGCGCTTAAGTGGTTTGCCGCCCGGCGCGCCAAGGCCAAGGACAAGGACAAGCTGTCGGCGGCTACGGTGAAAAGTGTCGCGGTCGAAGCTGCGCGCGAAGCATCATCTGCCCCGGCCAATCCAGCAACAGCAGAGAAAGCAGTTGCGACTGAACTCCCGCCCCTGACATCTAGCCAGGCGGCGATCCAGCGCCAGTTGCTCGCGGCACTCAGCGACGATTTCACCCCCGAAGATGATCTTTATCTGGCTGAAGAGCTGTTGAAAGGCACCCCGGGCGAAATGATCGCCGATCAGCTGAATGTTACGGCGAAGGATGTGGCCGCACGCTGGAAAAAGATGATGGTTGAGGATGTCGTTGCCTTTGCTGGCGCGCCGGATCAGCGCACCGCGGCGAATCTTCTGGTCGTGCTGCGGCGCTTGGCGGGCAAAGCATGAGCCGGGACGATCCGCGCCTCGCAGAGGCCCGTGCCATGCCTATCCTCGAGGTGCTGTCGCGCCTCGAGGTCGGCAACCTCGTCCGCGCTGGTGGTGAACTGGTCGGGCCTTGCCCCAACTGCGGCGGTCGTGATCGCTTTGGGGTCAACCTACAGAAAAACATCTTCCAGTGCCGCAAGGATTGCTCGGCCAATGCCAAGGGAGATCAGATTGCCTTGGTGCAGCTGGCGCTTGGGATGGATTTCCGGGCGGCGCTAGAATGGCTTTGCGGCCCCGCCCAAGGGCTGAGCGATGCCGAGCGCGAAGATCGCCGCCGCAAGGCCGAAGCCGCCCGGCTGAAGCAAGAACGCATTGGAGTGCAAGAGCGGGAACGGACCATCAAGGCCGCGCGCGAACTTTGGTTTGCCAGCAAGGATGCCGAGGGCTCGCTGGTGCGCGATTATCTGGCCCGCCGTGGCATCGCGGCGGCGCTGCTTGGCGATCTGCCGAAGACTATGCGGTTCGATCCCGCTGCCAAATATGTGCATCCGGTCAAGGGTGAGCGCAACAAATGGCAGACCCTGCATGTCGGCGCGGCCATGATCTGCGCGGTCGTGGATGGGGCGGGCCGGGTGACGGCGGTGCATCGCACCTGGCTCGATCTCGATCAGCCCAAGGGCAAGCTGGTTCTACGCGATCCGGACAATGCCGATCTGGTCCTGCCATCCAAGAAAGTACTGGGATCAAAGAAGGGCGCTGTCATCCGTTTGGCCACGCCGAAACACGCGACGACCATGATCATGGCCGAGGGGGTCGAGACGACCCTTTCCGCCCTGATCGCGGCGCACCAGCCGCTCGATGCGGCGTATTGGTGCGGTGTCGACCTGGGAAATATGTCCGGCCGCCGTGAAAGCGGGCCGGGCAAGAAATATGCCGGTTTACCCGATATGGGCGACAGCGAGGCCTTTGTGCCGCCGCCCTGGGTGAAGCGGCTGATTTATGTGCAGGACGGGGATAGCGAACCCCGCCTGACCCGAGCGAAACTGGAAGCGGGCTTGCGACGCGCGATGATGAAGAACCCCGGATTGAAGGGGCAAATCGTGCATGCCGGTGAAGGCCGCGACCTTAACGACATCCTGATGAGGCAGCATCAATGACTTTTGACGACGACGATTTCGACCAGGTGGATGCGGTGCGCGATGTAATGAGCGCGGCTGAGGATGTAACGCTGCCCGAGGGCATGGCTGCCGAGGATGATGTCGAATTTCCTCAAGACTATACTCCCCCGCCGCCCCCTCCGGAATCAGACGCGGATCAGGCCGAAGAGCCCGAGCATCCTGTCAGTAAGTCCTCACGCGAGCCGCTGAACGATCTCGGCAACGGACGGCGGTTCGTTGTGCATTTCGGTGATGATATCCTATTCGTGTCGCAGGTCGGTTGGTTCGTCTGGGATGGTGCGCGCTGGCACAAGGATGACGAAATTAGCCGCGATGTCTCGCCCCTGATCCGTGGCCGCGCGCAACAAATGTCTGGCCTGATCGAACAGGAAATCGACTGGCTCCAGCCATCGCCGCGCGATCGAAAATTGCTGCAGGAAGAGCGCGAGCTACGCAAGCGGCGTGGCGAGATCGAGGGTACCCCCTCATTTGTGGATGATGAATCCTTGATGACCGAGCTTGCAAATATCTCTAGCCGGTTGCGCAGCATCGATGCCGCCCTGAAAACCCATAAATCCTTGATCGGTCGGCGGCTCACCCACGCGAAGAACGCAGGTAACTCCGGGCCTATGTCGAACCTGATCGCCGAGGCCCGTGTCATGCTGGCGCATCATGTCGGCGAAATGGACAAGGGAGATCTCGACGTAAACACCTTAACGGGCGTGCTTCGTTTTGAGCGCATTACTGGCGAAGGGTTCTCGCCGATGTCCGATGTAAAGCTGATCCCGCATGATCGCGGCCAGTTGCTGACTAAGGTCATGCCGGTCGAATATGACCCGGAAGCCAAGTGCCCACGGTTCGACGCTTTTCTTGAACAGATCCAGCCCAATATCACGATGCGGCAGTTCATCCAGCGCTGGTTCGGCCTGTCAATGAGCGGCCTCGATGTCCAGAAACTTGCATTTTTCCATGGCGGCGGCGCCAACGGCAAATCGGTTCTGGTCGATCTCATGGGCCGCATGATGGGGGATTACTCGGCCTCGGCGCGCATCGAATCCTTGACCGGGAAGAACAAAAAGGGCGGCTCGGATTCGCAGCCCGATCTCATGCCGCTGATCGCTGCGCGGATGGTGCGGACCTCTGAGCCGGAAGAGGGTGAGCGCCTGCAGGAAGGGCTGATCAAGGCGCTGACTGGCGGTGAGCCGATGATGATCCGGGCGCTCTACGCTGATTTCATCACCTTCCGGCCAATCTTCAAGCTGACCATCTCTGGCAACCATTTGCCGGATATTCGCGGCGGTGATGACGGGATTTGGCGGCGTCTGATGCTGGTCAATTTTCCGGTCCAGATCCCAGAAGAAAAGCGGATCCCGAAAAAGGAGTTGGACGATATCCTATGGTCAGAGCGATCCGGCATCCTGAATTGGCTCGTTGCAGGTCTGTTGTCCTATCTCGAGCAGGGCCTGGCGGAGCCAGCTGAAGTACTTGAGGCAACTGGTAGCTATCGCAAGGATAGTGACCCGATCGGTACTTTCCTTGCCGATGCGACCATCGTTAGCGGTTACGAGGGCGACTTCATGACTGCACGTGAGCTTGGTGACGCCTTTAATTATTGGATCGAAGAGCGGGGCGAGACGCGCTGGGGGCCAAGAACGGTTTCGTTGAAGCTCAAGGCAAAAGCGGATGTCTGGCGCCATCCTGAGACAAACAAGACATTCGCACCCGGCAAGAGCGGCGTCACTGGCTATCGCGGTATTCGTCTTGATCCAGACTTCGCTTCGCGGATGCGGGATGCACAGTCTCGCGACACCGGCAGCACTTGGGGGCCGCGATGACCCCGCACCCCATTCTCACATCTGTCGATTGGGCGGGCCTGCGGGCCCGTCGCGCATTTCTAGGGCTTGGGTTCGGATTTGGGCCAGACGGGCGCGACTTTGGCAAGGGATGGGCCAGAGACTTTCGAGGGGTGAGGGGGGTGAGGTTTAGATATTTCAACCACTTAATTCGTGTTTTTGGGCTTGAGGGCCAGACGGGCCGGAAAAATCGCCATGTATGCGCGCGCGTATTTTCTAAGGGGTTAGGGGGAACAGCTTCCCCGTAAAGGTCTAACTCTCAAGCCCTTCAAGCCCTCAAGCCCAAAAAACAACCATAACTCATTGAAAAGAAACAAACGAGAATAAGAAAATGACCTGATTTTCAAACCCTGCTTTGAACAACTCAAGCCCATCAAGCCCAGCTCAATAATAAAGACCACAACAGGTAGTAGAATGAACAAGAGGGACCGCAAAATGATGATCGAAAACGGCCAAAGCGTGGTGTTCTCTGTCGATAGCCGGGGCGTTGCGGTTCAAATGGATTTGACGGCCAGCCGCAAGCTGGTGGAAGCACACCAAGATGCGCAGTCCGCTCGCATCGCTGCTGACAAGGCACGCCTGGCCTCTGTTCTCGATGCCGCGTCAATTCCGGATGAGTGCGGCCCCGACATCATCGCCGCACCTGGACGGGGTGGCTTCGTGCTGCAGCGCTTGGTCCAGCTCATACCGCATGGCGAGGATGAGTTCGTCGCGGCCCCAACGGGCTACGGCCATCGTTCGGCTATTCGATCCGCTGACATCTTTGACCGCATGCAGGCGCAGGCCCTGCGCGCCAAGCGCCCGATGCCGCTGACGCCGGGGCAGGTCGCTATCGGACGCCGCTACCGTGACCTGGTCGAAATCCTTGAGGGCGATGGCTGCAAGCTCTCTAACCTTCATAGCTCGGGCGGATCGGCAGACGGTGGCAATTGGATGGATCGCCGCCTTGAACTCGCTGCCGAGCTGGACAGGCTCCAACGGCGGGTGGGCCATGGTATTGCACTCAAGATCCGCCGCATCCGCCCGAGCATGCGCGCCATCCGCGAGGCGGGCGAGGATCCGCGCGGCCTCTTCAGCGACCTCGATATTGTTCATCGGGTTTGCGTCGAGGATTGGAGCGCGACGGATGTGCTTCGGCATTTCCGCTGGCAGTTAAACAGCAGAAACAAAAAGGCAGTCGCAGAAGCTCTGAGCGCGGCACTGATGCGGATGATCGATTTCAGGACTAAAAAAGGCCCTTGACCCCTTATGGCCCTCTGTGAGAGATATTTGGATAGTATCTAGAAGTGCGCCCGGCAGGATTATCCCTGACCGGGCGCACTTCGTTTCGGGTGTCGCGTGGACGCTTGGCCATGCTGCATCCCTTTTCCCTAAATCAAGGATAGCGAGATGGCATGGCTCATGATCCAGCGAATCTACTGGATCCCAACCGGTGTCTGTGTGCGGGGCAAGTCGCGCAACGGCTGGGTGACCTGGCACCGGCTCTTTAGGATCCCCGG